GGAAGGCGTGACCACCATGCAGGATGCATGGGCACAGGCGAGCAACAATGTCAGCATGGCATTAGGATCTACTCTGGCACCTGCCATATCTGGTGTGGTGAAGGGTGTAGCCGATGTGATCACAAAGGTTGCACAGGTGGTACAGGAGTCTCCTGCCCTCCAGGCCGTGGTGGTAGGAGTAGCCACGGCCTTCACAGTCCTTGCCGGAGCACTGGCAATCAGTGCTGCCATCCAGGCTGTCACCACTGCCTTTGGGCTCCTCAATACGGCCATGCTGACTAATCCGATCTTCCTTGTCATCACGGCAATAGCTGCACTGGCAGCTGGTCTGGCATATGCCTACACACATTGTGAGACTTTCAGGGATATTGTGAACCAGGCTTTTGAAGCTATCAAGACCGTGGTCCTTACGGTGCTCACGACGGTGAGTGATGTGATTTCCACCGTATTCGCCACGCTGGTGACCGTGTTCACCACAACATGGACAGTAGTCAGCAACGCTGTGGTGACAGCATGGACAGTCATCAGTACTGCCGTATCCACTGCAATCAATGCGGTCAGGACCACAATCACAAATATCTGGAACGCCATCAAGACTATTACATCCAATGTCTGGAATGGCATCCAGAGTGCCATCAGCAACGTGGTGAACGGTATCCGGAGCACGGTGACAAGTGTGGTGAACGGTGTGAAGAGCACCGTGACATCTATCTGGAACAGCATCAAGAGCACCACCACATCCGTGTGGAACGCTGTGAAGGCAGCCGTGAGCACACCTATTAATGCAGCCAGGAGCACAGTTACAACGACTGTGAACAACATCAAGAGTACGCTGAGCAGTACTTTCAACAGCATTAAGAGCACCGCTACATCCGTGTGGAACGGTATCAAGAGTGCTATCACGTCACCCATTGAAGCAGCTAAGAACACTGTCAGGAATACTCTGAACAGTATCCGGAGCTTCTTTCCGCTGTCCATCGGTAACGTTTTCAGTAACCTGAGACTGCCACACATCAGCGTATCTGGTGGTTCTCCGCCATTCGGCATTGGAGGTGCAGGTTCACTTCCACATTTCTCCGTAAGCTGGTACAAGACTGGTGCCATCTTTAAAAAGCCCACTATCTTTGGGACAGCTCTGGGATGGACAGGTGTAGGTGAAGCCGGCCCGGAAGCCGTGGCACCTATTGACACGCTGAAGGAATATGTGCAGGACGCTGTGGAGTCCGGTGCAACAAGGATTGATTATGACCGGCTGGCAGATAAGGTGGCTGCAGCTTGTGCACGGCTGAATGTCACGGTTGACATAGATGGAAGGACATTAGGAAGAGTAGTAAGGGGGCTGGTATAAATGAATCTGTACTATGAAGGATCTGATGGTACTGTCATAGATTTCATGTCTGGTCCTCTAGCTGCACAGGAGCCTGAGTCCCTAGTGTCCAGTAAATGGTCCTACAGTACGATATCAGGAGTCAACGATCTGGGCAAGATCAAGCGGTTCTGGAAGTCAACAGAAGAGCGTAAGCTGAAGGTGACGGTGCTTGCTGATGACGTGGAGGAGTTCAATTCTGTCATGTACCAGATGCACCGTACCTTTGACAGGGACATCCGGCAGATGACACCCGGGAAGCTCTGGTGGAATGATTTTTATAAAGAGGTCTTTGCCATTGAGAGTGACCATGATGCCTTTGAGGAGTTGATGGAGAGTGTGGAGCGGACCATCACCTTCCTCTCAGTGTATCCGTACTGGATCCGGAAGAGCACCTTCCAGTATCTGAGCTATACCGGAGTGACCGGCACTCTGGACTTCCCTATGGATTATGGCTTTGACTATGACCAGTCAGAGTACATCGAGACTGTAAACAATGACTGCATTGGTGCTGCCAATTTTGAGATTATTTTCTTTGGTCCATGCATCAATCCGACAGTGACCATAGGGGAGCATAGCTACACCCTGTATGTGACGCTGGACGCTGGTGAGTTTGCCAGGATAGACTCAAAGACTAAGAAGATCACTAAGCATTCCGTTAGCGGTGATGTGGAGAACATCTTCCACTTGCGTGACAAAGAGAGCTACATCTTTGAAAGGATCCCGGAGGGGAGTACCACCATCCTGAGGTCTAAAGATCTGGGTGTGGACATCTCCATCTTCGATGAAAGGGGTGAGCCTGCTTGGATCTGATTTATGCTGACGATACACGGCAGGACATCGGTGTCATGATGGCTTATACGCTGGACATGGCCTACGGATCTGACGAAAACAATTTTGAATGCACGATTGACAGGGATGCCCACTGCTGCCAGAAGGGCTTCTTTTTGTATGTAGAAGGTGAAGAGTACGGTGGGATCATAGACAGGATCCGTGTGAACACTGAAAAAGATGAGATCATCTACAAGGGCCGTACATGGCACGGAGTGCTGGAGAACAAGGTCATATGCCCGGAGGAAGGTCAGGACTACCTGATCCTGAACGGTGAAGCCAATGAGGTGCTGCAGGAGATCATTGACCAGATAGATCTGTCAGATCTCTTTGTGGCATCCACGGATAACTCCGGCATCCAGATTGTCAGCTACCAGATGAACCGGTACATCTATGGATATACCGGCATTAAAAAGATGCTGAAGGAGTTTGGAGCAAAGCTCCATGTCCGATGGTCAGGTACAATGGTGGAGCTGTCTGCCCTGCCTATAGTGGACTACTCACAGGATGAGGAGTTTGACACTTCACAGGTGGACTTTACGGTAGAGAAGGACTTCCTGCCGGTGAACCATCTAATCTGTCTGGGACAGGGTGATCTGGCTGAAAGAGCAGTGATCCATCTCTTCACGGATGAGAACGGAGGCATACAGCCGTATGCAGAAGTGGATCAGCCGGTGGAGGACGCTGACTATATCCTGGATGAGTCCCAGAAGGTCATGACAGGATCTGATGAGGTAGTGGAGGTGCTGGACTATTCCGGTGCTGAGATCACCACCAATTATGTACTGCTCACAGAACAGCCACCGGACTGGGCAGAGAACTGTGAAGAGTATTTCTACATGGACGGTGACCGTTACAAGAATGTGGAGCAGGTGGATGTTGGTTATGTCCTGCAGATGGCAGCTCCATATGACTGGGCTGTGAACTATTCAAATTATTTCCAGAGGAGCGGTGATACATACTCCGCTGTGCCGGGGACCACGATATACACGGCACTGAGTACCAAGCCATCTGACTGGGCTGCAAAGTATGAGAAATACTATACAAAGAATGGAAATGACTATGAATCAGTACAGGGGGTGACCATTGAGACCTACGTCCGGCAGACCAAACAGCCACCTGACTGGTCAAGTAATTATGGCAGTTATTATTATTTCTATTCTGACGGTGTAGTCGATGAATACAAGTCCGTGGGAGGTGTATCTTACTACCAGTATAAGCTGCAGACACGGAAGCCAACGGACTGGGATACAAAGTACAGTTCTTATTTCCGGAAGGCTACAAATGCTGAGCTGAAGAAACACCCCACAACCCAGTATTATGCTGTGCAGAAGACGAGTGCCAATAAAGTACCGGCATGGGTGGCACGTAAGTATTACACCAGATACACGATGTACAAGGCTCCAGCATGGACGTCCGGAGTCAAGTATACCCGGCAGAAGACCGTGGTAGCTCCTACTTGGGCCAACAACACGTATTACAGGGCCGATGATGATATGGCACCAGCATGGGCTGCTGACACGTATTACTCCAAGAGTGATGAGAAGGTAGCCCCCAAATGGGTGTCTGAGCAGTATTTCAGGCAGGCCCATGACCGGTATGCGGTGATGGTCATGGAGGGGCTGTCCAGACTGGAAGACGCACATCAGGCAGATTATCTGGGCATTGATCTGGAGGAAACTGAGCAGACCTATGACGTTGGTGATCTGGTGGGAAGCACTGAGCAGAAGACCGGCATCAGTGCCACTCAGGAAGTAGTGAAGAAGATCATCAAGATTGACAATGATGACATCAAAATATCTTATGAGGTGGAATAAATGGCAGTACATCTGATAACAGGATATGCAGGTGTCGGCCATGTCACTTCTGCAGATGCAGGGCTTTTTAATGCCGGTATCTGCGGACCTGGCAGGTATGTGCTGGAAAGCACTGGCCAGTTTGCATATATCCTTGAAAGCAACAATCAAATCAGGATAGGCAGCGGTGACCTTGTGGACCAGGGACGGCACATCAGTATAGCTCCAAATACTGATGTACCTCTGACCATAGAGAACGGCACACAGGGGAAGACCAGGGTGGACGTGGTGGCTGTGAGGTACAGCAAGGACACGTCCACCGGAGTAGAGTCTGCCTCCCTTGTGCTTCTTAAAGGCACTGAGGTACCTTCCGGAAGTACACCTACACCGGCAGCGGTCACCCAGGGGAACATCATCAATGGTGCCACCACAGATGACACTCCGCTTTATCACGTGACTGTGGATAACCTGCAGGTGACCAATGTAAAAAGGGTGTTCACGCTTGCACCTTCCGTCATGGGCATCCTTGACAGGGTGTATCCGGTGGGCTCTATCTTCATCAGCGTGAA